TCGGCAGTGGGAGGGGCGATCCCGGCAAGCATATACGGTGCTCAACAAACGAGAGCCGCTGAAAAAGCATTGAAGTTACGAGCACAGGGGCAGGTTGCCTCAGAGGCCGCTGAAAAAAAAGCACAAGACAATGTAAAGAAAAAGCTCAATAAGGTTAAAGACAAGTCTAAAATCGAAAAAACTAAACTGGAGATTTTAGGTGAAAATGTTAAAGATGTGCGGGAGACACTAAGTAAAATCAAAGAACAGGAATTAAAGAAAGAGCCACTAGACAAAGAATTAGTAAAAAAAGGCAATATAGGCTTACAAGAACTTACTAGCGCAGAAAGAACTCTGGCTAGCTTACCTGACGAAGTAATCGAAAAATTAACTGTCGCCGCACTAGAAATAGGCGATCAGCTTAAAACAAAAGGTGTCAAAGAAGATCGCATTGGAACACTGGTTTCCCGTGCGCTTGGGGATGGCACGTTAGATACTCCCGCCTTAAAGAAAATACTCAATGATTTAAATTTATCTGAAAGGGAGTTTTCTTACCTTTATTTGGCAGACTTATCAAACGCAGGACGCAAACTAGGTCAGGCTGGTCGAATCGGTCGGATGTTCAGCAAGGAAAGAAAAGAAGCTGTTGAGCTTGAACAAAAAGATGTGGATAGATTAGTTGCATCAATAGAAGACTACTTGCAAGTTTCTGGCACACCTCTCACAAGAGAAGCGGCTTTAGAAATTATTGAAGATGCAAAAATTTCATCCCATAGAAATACGTTTCAAAATATAGATAGATTTAGATTGTCCATGATGACAGGACAGTTAGCTACTACTGTGCGTAACTTTGCAGGTGGTGGTTTCCGTGTAGCAATGGACATACTAGATACCAGTTTTAAGAACATGTTCAAACTGGGTAAGGAATATGATAATCCTCTAGCAGTATCTAAATATTTATTTTTTAATCAGCCTGAAGCTAGAGTTGTACGTGAATTGTTTTCACAAACTAGATCTGCCGATGCCGATAAATTCTTCGGCACATTTTTAGAGACTGCCGTTGCATCCGCCAGATTTGGTGGTGACACCCTCCTTACAAAAACAGGTGCTACTATTAACGTGCTTAATAGAGTGTCTGACAACATGTATAAGCAAGCTGTGTTTGCAGGTAAACTAGATCAACAAGTTCGTAGAACAATGTCTAAAAATGTAAATGGCAAAGCAGTTGAGCGCAGTCTTGCAGATGTCATTAGAGATGGTGAATTTAAACAAATATCCGAGGAGGCTTTTCAGAAGGCAATCGATGAATCGTTAGAATTTGTCTATCAAAAATATCCGTCAGGAAAAAATATTCCAGCAGACGCTGGAAAATTATTAATTAAATTACATCAAAGATTTCCATTCTTGATTTCTGCATTTGTTCCCTTCCCCCGATTTGTAATTAATCAATTAGATTTTGTTGCTACGCACATGCCTTTATTTGGGTACTTAACAAACGTAACTAAAAAACAGGGGCCGGGATTTTTTGATGCAGAGACAAATGCAAAGCAACTGACGGGTTTAGCTATGTTAAGTGCGGCATACGACATGCGAGCAAGACAAGGCCCAGAATCAGAGTGGTATTTATATCGCACAAGCGAAGGCAAAGAAATTAATATGATGCCTATCGCTGGCCCGTTTAACGCTTTCTTGTTAGCCGCTGATGTATTGTACAGATATAACAATGGTAAAGAGTTAAAGAAGCCTACACAAAATATGAAAGCGGCGTGGCAAGCATTAGGTGGCCCCTCTTTTCGTGCGGGAACTGGTTTGTATACGCTGGATCGTGTTTTAGAAAATTACACTAAAGAAGGAGATTTAAGCGAACAAACAAAACGAGAATTTGCAAAAGTCTGTGGTGATATTGTCAATACATTTACTCTGCCTTTAGCAACTGTGCGTGATCTGGTGTCGCTAACAGATGATCAAATGCGTTTCGTACCACAAACAGATTACGTTAATGTATTCGATATTTTTGCCGCACACGCAACAAAATCTTTACCTGAGATACCCGGTGTTCCAGAGGTTAGTTTATCGGAAGGCATATCTGATTTGATTGGCACAGGTGTTGTAAGTAAGTTCGACTCTAATATTGATATGATCACAGGACGGGAAAGACGCATCGTTGATCCGTTTGAGAAACAATTGTTTGGTATTGGTAAACAAGCAAAGTCTACACCTCTACAAAAAGCATTGATGCGTTTACAAATGTCACCTTACGAATTGTATAAACCTGCGGATTATCCGATAGAAGATCGATTAATGCGTGAAATGGGTGGTGCTAAGTTTGCAGACCGACTTAATAAATATGTGCAATCAGATGCTTTTTTAAGTGCAGACGCTAAACAACAAAAAAATGATTTGAGAGGTGAAGCACAAAAAATATTAAAAGGTTTACGCACAACTGTCAGAAAAAGAATAAGAGATGCGGAGCTTTCTGCTTTGAAACGAGGCGAAGAGTCTCTCTACAGCCGAGCTAAATTTGAACAATTAGACGGGCGTATGAAAGAAGAAGTACGATCAACTTATGAGAATGAATATCCCGGTCAAGAGTTTAATGCAACGATAGCTATGGAAACAGTGTATCCTAAAATACTAAAAAGAAGGGGCAAAACTGTCAGCAAAAAAGCTAAAGGTGGCTATGTTTCTGGGTATGCGATAGGCGGATTACTTAAATCAGCAGATGAAATAGCTGAAGCCGCTGGAAAGCAAGCAGACAAAGTGGATGATCTGGACGATCTATCTGATGACGAGCTACTGGGATATACAGTAGACACCGCAGACGATTCACCATTCATAGACAAAGAGACACTAAATAAATTAGAGACAGCAGGTGAGATTGCGCTAGAGACTTTAATCTCCTTTACTCCTGTAGTTGGCGATGTATATGACGCATACAATGTCGCTGACAATTTAAAGCAAGCTAAGTATGTAGATGCCGCCATTGATGCCATAGGCTTTGTCCCTGTCATTGGTAATGCGATTAGCAGGGGTGTCAAACTTACAGTCGAAACATTTAAGAACAGTGATCCTGTAATTAAACGGCGTGCTCTTGGCAGTTTTGTACGATCAGAAGGTAGGCTACCTGATTTACAGGACACTGGTGATGTTGAGAATTTGATTCAACAGGGAGCCAAGGAAGAAAAAATTGTAGCTGGGTTATCCGCCTCACGAGTAGATCAACCTTTATTTTTTGGAGGCACAGAACTTAGTCCCGCACGCTTTAAAAGAAGTCGAAAAAAACACGGAGAGTTAGGCGTAAAGGCTTTAAGCACATCTCGTGATCCAATCTACTCAGCAAAAATGTTTCAGAAAGGCCCGGTTGAGGAAATGACAGTTCTCAGATCCCCTAGAGGAATTATGTCCAAGCAAGACATGCCTCCACGGGATTATGACGCTCTTCGTGATGCAAAGCTAGAAAGTCAAAATCCGCCAGACGTATCAAGTATTGCGTCTAAATTGCCCACTCAGATTCCCAAAAATATGTTTGCAGAAGCGGAGACAATTCTACAAGAACTGTCCGACGACATAGAAATCTCGCAATTAAAAGATAATCCAAAACTACTTAAAAAAGTAACTGAAGGTTTGGAGAAATTAGAAGACACAATTGACTTGTTTGAAGAGGCAGAAAAAATAAACGTCACACCATCCTCGAAAAAAGAAGCCATGCTTTTTTATAACACACTGAAAAAGGCATTGAAAAAAGCTGAAGGCTTAGGAGCGTATACTTCTGGAGCGGGAGCACGAGGCACGTACGACGGGATTATACAACGAGTATCATTTATTCCCACCGAAGGCTCTGTTTTGCAAGATAATATCGGTATGGCGGCAATGGCTTTGGAAGGAACGCAAAGAGGTGATCAGCTAGACACCTTACTGGAAGCTATGAGGGAGATAAATGAATCAGCAGGAGCATTTCTCCCCTCCTCAAAAGAGGTTGCTGATCAATATACCCTAGCTAAAAAGGTATTTATGGAAGTAACAGACGCTATGAACAGAGGTGGACTAGCTTCACGTAAATAATTAAAAAGCCCTGCATTGCACAGGGCTGTGGGAATGTAGTTAATACGGATGCATCAACTAGCGGGTGGGACTGTTAGCCGAAGCTTATCCGTAATACTTAGTTATACCTAAATTAATGCAAATGTCAAGCCGCTTGGAAGTCCCAATCACCGCCTGACATTCCCGCCGCATTGTAATCCGTGACCACACCTTCAAAAAAGTTTTTGTGAGAGTCTCCAGAGATAATCCAATCTAACCACGGAATAGGGTTTTCTTTAACTTTGTAATTTCCCTTGAGGCCCATTTGTATAAGTCTCCGGTCAGCGATGTAGCGTATATAGTTTTTGACATCACTCGACGGCAGACTCTCCAGTTCGCCCATTTCGTACGCCAGATCAATAACCTTATCTTCCAACGCAACTGCATCTCTAACAATCTGATAGATATCTTTTTTGAAATAGTCATTAACGATTCTTGGATGTTCCTCACAAAAGGTTCTAAATAGTTTGACCATACCGTCACAATGCATTGTTTCATCCCGGATACTCCACTCTACAATTTCACACATCCCCCGCATTTTACCAAATCTTTGGTAGTTAAGTAACATAACAAATGCACTAAATAAACTCATGCCTTCGTTAATTACAGATCGGGCGACTGCCTTGCCCAACCCGCCGATGCTGTTAACATCGATGTCAGACATAAACTCAATTTTATCTGCCATTTCTTGATACTCTAAGAAGGTAGAAAATTCTTCTTCAGGTAAGCCTAATGTATCGTTAAGGAGTGCATAAGACCGTTGATGAACAAACTCACGATTAGCAAAGCTTGTAAGCATAGCCCTAATTTCATTATTCTTAAATTTAGGAATGTAGCATTCAAGGTAGTTAGTCCCAACTTGGACATCTGATTGGGTAAATAATCTAAGTATTTGTGTAATGTGATTCTTCTCAACATCTGTTAGTTTTCCGTTATTCCATTGTGCTACATCATCTTGCAACTTACATTCCCATTCCCCCCAGTGAGCTTTTTCGGACTTCACTGCGTATTCAACAGCCCAAGGATAATGAAACGGTTTATAAGTTTTTGATTCGTTCAACAGTGCCATGCTGACCATGCTCCATTATTGTATATGTAAAAAAAAGCCACCCGAAGGTGGCACAGGAAGTGTGAGTAGTTATACTCACGAGGGAATTTTAGTCAAGCTCAACCTTGGCAAGATACGCAATCTTCCTCAAAGTTTTCTTCGTAATCTTTCAAAGCTTTTCTTTCTACTAGCAATCCTACTTTATCGGCAGTGTTTCCTGAATTCGTTCTGAGATAGTATAAACTTTTTAAGCCATCTCGCCAAGCTTTAAAATGAATTTTATTTACAGTATCACCATTAATGCCGAAGGGGAAGAACAAGTTTATGGATTGACCTTGGCAAACAAACTCCTGTCGTTTCGCCGCATGTTCAATGACCCACGTTTGATCGATTTCAAAGGCTGTCTTATAAACACTCTTCTCGTTATCCGTAAGGAAGTCCAAATGCTGGACAGAGCCTTCGCTTGTAATAATGCTTTTCCACGTAGACTCAGTGTTTTCATTGTATTTCTCCAGAACTGTTTCCAATGTTTTGTTCTTAATAAGGTGTGCGCCGACACGAGTACGATGAACATAAGCATTAGATTTAATAGGCTCAACGCTAGCACTACATCCACAAATAATAGAACTGTTTGCATTGGGAGCGATAGCAAGTAAATGGGCGTTACGCCTCCCTGTGCCTTTCATATCCGGGGCTTCGCCACGTTCGATAGCAAGCCTCTTAGTAGCAAACACCGCTTCGTTTTTGATGTATCTGAACATTTGATAATTGTGGCTTGCCGCTTGCCAAGACTCCCACGCCACTCCCTTTTGTTGTAGGTAATCGTGAAAGCCCATAGCACCTAACCCAATGGAACGCTCCATGTAAGCACTGTATTTGGCTTTCTCTAACTCTTCTGGAGCGTGTCGGATAAAGAATTTAAGTACGTTGTCCAAGAATCTGACCAAGTCTTGTACCATTCCGGTGTCCCGCCACTCGTCATATTTGGCGAGGTTGACGGAGGAGAGACAGCAAACTGCTGTGCGTTCTGCGCTAGTAGCGAGATGGATTTCTGAGCAAAGGTTAGAGCCATTAATGCTGAGTCCAAGTTGTTTTTGGCTATCGGGTAGACTCCTGTTTGCTGTGTCGATAAAGTTGATGTAAGGCTCACCAGTTCTGAAACGAGTTTCAAGTATGTCTGTCCACAGTCTTTGAGCTTGGACTGTAGCTCTTGTAGCTCCTGTGTGTGGGCATTTGAGTTGCCATTCTTTTCCATTTTTTACAGCCTCCATAAATTCATCTGTAATATTAACTGCATTGTGAATGTTAAGGCATTTACGATTTTCATCACCGCCTGTTGGTTCACGACACTTTAAAAACTCTATTATGTCAGGGTGAGAAACATCCATGTATGCGGCATAACTTCCTTTTCTAGTCTTACCCTGTCGATATGCTTGCATTTCAGAATCGATTACTTTCAGAAAAGGTATTATGCCGGGAGCTTTATCACTTACAGGGCGAACGTCTGACCAATGTCCTCCCACGCCGCCACCTTTTACAGATAGCCATGCGACTTCAGAATTGTGAGATATAAGGGAATCCAGATTGTCACCAATATAAGTAAGAAAACAACTGATAGGTAGACCTTTTGCGCTTTGCCCATTTTCGGGTGCGTTACTGAGCACAGGGCTAGCAAACATAAACCAACGCTTGCTAGCATATTCATAAATACGTTGAGCAAAATCATAATCTCCCTCGCAATACGCTAACGCCGCACGGGCAAACGCCTGTTGTGGTGACGTTTCTGTGGGCAACATGTAAAATTCTTTTAACAAAACTAAAGCTTGTTCAGAAAACTCTCTATCTCGGCTGAAGTCTAATTCCATATCCACCTCTAGCTATTCTCATCCAATTCTTTTTCTGCACGAAGGCAATACCATTCGGCTTTGCCCATGTTCATTTGAGGTGTATCTTTATCATTCACCCGCAACAAATATTTTAAAGAGTTACCTATCAAGTAACCCTGAAATTGTTCAGGTGTAAGTACGTCTTTGATAATATCAATAGCTTCCCATTTTTTATTTGTGTAGTGCTCTGGATTTTTCCAATCAACAATTTTCATTCAATGCATCTCTTTTTTATTTCTTTTTTTAATGTTAGTCATATTCAAAGTGACAACTTTCCCATCGTCACTCGTGGTAAATAAATCAGGTGTTTCTTCAGTTTCATCTTGTAGATGTTCTAGCAACTGCACATAATTTTGGATAAAAAAGTCGTGTGCCTTATCTGCAAAGTCCATATCTTTTTCCATTAACGGTAACGTCGCCGCCATAATTCCAACGACATGACGAATCTGTTGCAACTCATCTATAGATAGCGCACAGCCCTCTGTACACTCTTCCACACGGGCAGAGATACTCCCTGTCCACTGATTAAACTCGTTGAAGTTAGGCTCTATTACAATTAAGAACTCTGGCTTTGATATATCAATATCCATATTTATACCCTCAGTTTTTTTAATGGAAACTTAATGAATGCAGTCGGCATATATTTTTTTA